CATATTCCATGTCAAATATTATCTGGTTTCCAATTGAAAGATCGTTTTGTTTGTGTGCTTCCAGTAATTCATTCGGATTCCCATGTAACCCTAACTTCGTAAAATTTTGCAAAGACATGATTTCTTTTTTAAAGCCGTTAATATAGCTCTCCAATGACTTCTTGCCATAATGTCCAGTTGTCATGAATTTCTTGAGAGCTCCGTCCCATTTATTCAAAATACTTTGCAGAAATTTCGCCATTTCAATTTGTTTTGTATTGTCAGTCACGCGATCAATATTAAGGTTTCGTTCGTTCACCATCAATACGTTATCTATAATGGCATTAATATGTGAACGCCGTTTTGGGGAATCGGTGAAAAACAAAGTGCCGTCATGTTCATTGTATTTTAATTCACATGTGTTTAACGAAAAGGCGCAAATACCGGCCAAGTATTTGCGGCGTTTTGCGAGAGAAGAACCTTTACGAGCAACATTGGTTACATCATTGTCAAGGTATTTCTGGTATCCTTCTTCGTATTTGGCAATTATTTTCGGTATTTCTTGGCTGTGACGATTTATTAATTCGTTCCGTGTTGCATTTTTATCTTCTTGATTCGCGGGAGGTGTATAATTTATATCCGGCTGAGACTTGAATGAGTCACTCCAATAATCTGCCCAGGTTTTTTTCTGTCCGGTTGCTTCTTCCGCGTACGATTCAACACTTACTGCCAGCGATTGTCCTAATTCCGCAACGTTTCTTGCGTACGTATCCTTATTTTTTTCGGTCAATGCCTCCAGATAATCAGACAAGTACTCAGGATTCGTATCGTCAAGCGTATCAACGAAAACATCACAAACTTGATTGAGTAGTTCGTGAGTTGGGTATAGTGCATTGTTGTATACATTCAAAACGAGGTCTATAACCTCTTTGTGGAAATCCATGGTGGTGTATTCAAAGAACTGAAACCGATGTAAACTTTTTGAGATTTCAAAGAACTGTTTTGTCAAGTTCGTGGAGTACAGAGGACTGTTATTTACCGGTGGCATATCATCAACGAAACGCATAGTTTCTTCGCGCATTTGCGCTTCGTCTAATGTATCCAATGGTTTCGGCTGAGGAATTGTTTTATATATAAATTGATAATTTGAAGGGGTATATTTATGTGCGACCGTCACGGAATCATCGGAACTTTCAGCGAATGTCTTGAGTGAAATAAGAAGAAACAACACAATCATAAGTTTAATTTTATCGTAACTACCAATTGCAGTCGTTTCAATTTTATTCTTCTTATAAGTCGTTTTCTTTTTCTTTTTGCCTCCTTTTAACTCTTTGACTTTCGTTTTGGTTGATTTGCTCTTTTTTGTCTTGTTTATTTTGCCGTTCAAAATTTGTTTGATAAGTGAACTGATTATAGAAAGATATTTGATCTCCATCAATATGTTGTTTTGCGCTTCCGAATATGCCTTGCAGAGTTCTCCATCTGCGATATAATTTTTATTTTCCGATTTCAAGATTTCTCTTTTTTTGCCCTCGCACGAAACGTACGCCATAATACATTCTCCTAATAGGGTTTTGTAATCTTTGAAAAAATAAATAAGGAAATCTTGTGACATGTCTATGTATAGTATAATGAGAGATATATTATACATAAAAAATTGAAAACCTATATATAAGGAGTAATTTTATGAATTTAAAAATGCTTAACTTTTACATCAATGTATACGTGAATAAAATCGTTTTCGTGATAAGCGATACATTGTATGCCAACAAAACAATGACCAGTGAAGCAGAAGCCGATGAATTGAACTTAATGGAATTGGGATACATGAACGGGCCAAAATATTGTTTAGAGGCAGACATAGAGAACAATATCATTCCAGCAAGAAAAAATAGATTTTCTTAAAATTAACTATAAAAATTGCTAAACAACTTACTACCATGCTCTTTCTGAAATAGTATGGATAGTACTGCGGACTTTTCGGAAAGCATCCTGTGCTTGGTGATTCACGGATAACCCGTCTACGTGTTCGTGAAGAAATGCTTTTAGCAATTCCTCATAAGAAATCGTGTTGATTGTTTTTAATCCTAACAAAATGTTGTCAATCTTGACCTTTGCTTCATTACTCGCAGACTCGCTTTCTTCGTCCCAATCTCTTTCTTCTTTGAGTAATTCTTCGTATTCCTCTGCGTCTCCCTCCAACTCCTCGCCATTAACTTGCTGGAAGAACCAACGAAATCCAATCATGACGAAATCTTCTTCCGCGGCTTCGAAGAAACTATCGGTCTCGGACGAATCGTCGTCGTCGTCGTCGTCAGAACTAATAGAATCGTCTGGTTCTTCTGCCATTTGGGCCCGACAGCACGGGCAGCCATACCCATTGATTGCAGTGTTTTTCATAAGACAACTGGTATGAAAACGGTGACCACAATCAGTGGTGACGCAGTTTACAGTGTCCATGATGCAGTCCATGCAAATCGGGCAGTCCATATTGTAAGAATTTTAAGAATGTTGATTTTAGATATGATGAGAGAGAAACCGTATTTTTTTTCAATTTTATGGACTAAAAATATCTCATTACAAAACATAATCATGGAATTCGGAGATTCATCGAATGTGTTGGATCCGGTTGGAAACAAAAAGGCATTTTTCTCGCACGTATTTTCAACGACCGAAGAAGGAAAAGCCGAAATATTAAATATACTGCAGTATTCATTGTTGGGAGTTGTTCCCATTGTGATTCTCAATAAATGTCTTCAGCGGTTAATACCCGATGCAGATTCCGAAAAATCGTCTTTAGAGATATTTGCCGAGGTCTTGATACAATTAGTATTTATGTTTGTAGGAATCGTAATTATCCATCGGGTTATAACCTACATACCGACGTATAGTGAATTCAAATACGAGAGCCTCACCTTGACCAATGTTGTTTTAGCCTTTCTTCTGTTGATACTAAGTATTCAGACGAAGTTAGGAATCAAGGTAAATATATTAACAGACCGCGTGATTGATACGTGGAACGGCGGTAACCGTGATTATACGGAAAATCAGAAACCACCGCAAAAAATGCGAAACACGACAGGCCAAAGTCGGGGTGACTTTTTAGATACAACCCAAAGTGGTGTTTTCCCACCGACTCCGATTTCAACGAACAAACCGGATTCAGGAAATGACACGTTAAGAGGTAACCCTTTTAACAGCAATATGGGTATGATGGATAACGAACCGATGGCCGCGAATTCTTTCGGAAACGGGTCATTTGGAGGACTTTTTTAGATTGATTTTTATGTGTAAAAATACATTATGCATAAAAAAAAAGTTTTTAGTTAAAAGATTACAATCAAAGAAGCATATTTTTATTACCAAACATCGTACGACATATTGTAAATAAAGTCAGAATACCCAAACGTCTTGGTGTCTTTCACCATATCATCAATGTCTAACCACTTATCTAAATCCGCCTGTTCCATTTCCGCCGCCTTCATCTCCATTGCGTAGTCATAATCCGAAAGTCCGTAGTTCTCTTGAATGTCAAAGAACTCCATATAAATCTCCAGGAAATCGTCGGCCGAGTACTCTTTCAAATGCTGAGCGTTATCCGTAATCCAGTCCAAGTATTTATTTTCACCCTTCTTGTCAATACTAAACGGAAGGGTGTTGCTCAAAATATTCTGGACGAACGCGTTGAAAGTCATAGGAATTGCCATAATGATGTTTAAGTACTGAATGATGTTTATGAGCTTGGATTTTCAATTTTATGGAGCATCTCGTTGTCTGGATCGTGAAGTCCAGTGAACAGATAATCGGTTTGAGGACGAATTTCGTTCTTCTTGATTTGCTTATAGACGGTAGATATTTTGGCAACCGTGTTTTCAACCAAAGGTTTATTATGAATCATCACGATGTCTCGTACGAATGGTTCGGTAACGAGAGAGATGGCATAGTATAATAAATAATGTCTTTTTTTAATACATGCTGGGGTGAATTTCAAACAAAACAGTTCTAAAATGGCATTCAATACGGATTTTAGAAAAGGGTCGTCTTCAACCGCAAAAAACAATGCGTCCCAGATAATCCAAATAACTTCTTTTTGATATTTGTGTTCAACCGGTATGTTTTCTCTATTGGCGGCAAAGAAGGATTGTTTCCGTTTCTTGCAAATGATGTCGAATGCGATAATCCATTCGGCCCAATAACACGCCTGGCACATATTCGGAACGTGTTTGTTTTTCTTGGAAATATGAAAGGCAAACTCATTCACCGCAATCGTTAATTCCATAGGATCGCCGACTTGAAGAATACGTGTAGAAAAATCATTGGAAGGTGCCGTGAGTTTTTCCGTCATATTGGTTATATCAAATTCTTGCTGATTGTCAATGACCACGGGTTCCATGCCGGGTTTCTTAGGAGAAATGCAAAAAACACATACGATTTCGGCAAACATATTGCGGATCGTGGGATTATTTCTTAGTTGCAGTTCGTCGTAGAAGGAGCCTTGAATCATAATATTTCGGAAAACATGGAATCTTTTTTGCAAATAAATTGCGAGTTTTGGATTGCCTAAATGTATATGTTTGCCCAAAAAAAAGAGTAACGTTTCCCACAAATCCATATAGTGACCAGCGCAAATCAACTCTGCCGACCAATAACAAGACTGCTCCACTTTCGAGTTGTACATGTTTAACAATAACTGTTTCTTGACTTCTGTCTTTTTGTAGGCCGAAAAGGTACATGCCTTGAAATCGCCTCCCGCCCGCGCATCATTTATAAACGAATTGTCTTGTACTTGTTCAAACTCAGGAGTAAGTAAATCAGCCATTATTATTATAGTGTGTGTTTCTTCAATAAAAAAATAACTTAAACGTAAAATCTAATGATTCTTTATAAATGGAAACATTTTTTGAAAATTTTAAGGTGTATATCATGGATTTGGTAGACGTATTTTATGTAATTCTTAAAAGATACGTGACGGATACTTACAATGAACTGGATGAAAACCTTCTGAACTAATTAAGTGGTAATAAGTCTGGGGACAACATTGATGGTTTGCAACTCTTGCGCCATCAGTTTAAAAGCATACGGAACTTCCACATAGGAGAAGTCAGTAACGTTTCCACACGTGTTGCATTTATGTACAGACATGTTTTGTTTGCATCGCATGATGCCCTTGTCTCCATTATTAAACGTCGCGATCATTCCGCACATCTTGCAGACATGGACGGCATATTTGTCTGCGACATTATACATTCTCTCACGACAGAATTTGGACATACCGTGTGCAATCATGACATCCCTCTCCATCTCACCAATACGGAACCCACCATCGCGACTTCTTCCTTCCGCAGGTTGTCTTGTGAGATTGACGACGGGTCCAATAGACCGACTATGTTCCTTATCGTTGACCATATGTTTCAAACGTTGGTAGAATACCGGGCCGATAAACACACTGCTTTCCAGTTGTTTTCCCGTGAGCCCGTCATACATGATTTCATTCCCATAACTCTCAAACCCACATTTTTGTAGTTCTTGTGTGATTGTATATACATCCAGGTTCCCGAAACTGGTACCATCGCCAAACATCCCGAGTTCCAACAACACTTTTCCAAGCAGTGTTTCCTTCAGATGTGCAATGGTCATACGAGAAGGAATAGCATGAGGGTTGATGATGATATCTGGCCGAAGACCGTCTTTCGTGAAAGGCATGTTGCATTCCGCCACGATATTTCCGACAGTTCCTTTTTGCCCGTGACGACTGGAAAATTTGTCGCCAATGACTGGTTTTCGTAAAATACGGATCCTGGTTTTCGCGAAATTACATCCTTCTCCATTTCGCCCAGTGAAGTTTTTATCAATGTATGTTTCTTCTGCCGTCCGGAAACTTTTACTTTGATCTTCGTATTTAATGACTTTGGTCGGATCGTTTCGGTTCTCTTTTATAGGAACCACTTTGGCAATAATAATATCCCGGTTTTGTACTTGAGTGTTTTCCGGAATGAACCCATGACTGTTGATTTTCCCGTAATTCCCATGTTTGATGGATTTCGTTTTAGTGGGATCTGGTTTGCAACGAATGATCTCGTCGCGAATGACATTCTTGTCTTCGTCTTTTTCTGTATGGTATATTGTAGCCGTAAACAACCCGCGATCAATAGACGCTTGATTAATCAGGACACTATCTTCTTGATTGTATCCGGTATAAGACATGATGGCTACGTGGATTTGACAACCAGAGGGAATTTTATTCAAAGACAAAAAGTCCATGATACGTGTATCCACCAATGGTCGGGTCGGCGAATTCAACGTGTATATAGTCTTGTCTAATCGTTGGTCGTAATTCATGGCACTGATTCCGATAGCTTGTTTTGCCATAGCACATTGATATGTATTTCTCGGTGCCTGATTGCAGTCAGGAAAAGGAACACACGACGCAAGAACTCCGAGTAAAGTACAGGGATGAATTTCACAATACTCGTACTTCATTTGACTTGCCATCGCCGTGTCGTGAATGTATTTGCCGCGGAATTTCATGGCGATCATGGTATTGTTTTGTTCTTCCGGATCAATGTATTCTATTACAGAATCGGACAGGCGACTGTCGGTCAAGAGATCGATCCATTGAAGTTCCTTGTTTTTCAACTTGGCAATGATTTCTTTGGTAATCAGTGCTTTATTGTCCCGGACTCTGAAAACCGGACGTGTCATACGACCACCGTCGTTGCAAATCCGAATAATAAGACGTTGATAGTCAAAAATGATGGAAGTATAGATATTGATAATGCCTTTGTGTTTTTTCTGTTTTAAATTCCGGTATAAATCAATCGGATCCGCCGCACATCCGACCCAGCAACCATTGATAAACACCTTGACCATATCAAACAGTTCCGTGGGCGATTTGACGTTTTCAACCGCGAGAATATGCGGTTTGACGAATTCATACAAATACTCGCTGTTGGTCGGAATGGTCATATGAGTCATAAATGAAATGTTCTTGACAATACCGATAGATTGACCTTCTGGTGTCTCCACTGGACATAAAAATCCCCAGGTCGTGTTGTGTAGTTTGCGCGGAGCAGTGAGCTCGCCGTTTTTCTCAAGCGGCGTATTGACGCGTCGGAGATGACTTAGTGTTGCCAAATACGTGAGACGATTCAAGACTTGAGCAACACCAACTTTACTACTACTATTTGATTGTTTGACACTGAAATCACCAGTAGACAACGCGCGATTGATGCCGTTTTCAATAGTCGTCGGTTTGATGATTTTATAGATATTCGTCATATTGATGATATTGTCGTAGTCTTCTGAGGATTTCCACGACCCCAAGTTGATTTCGCGAAGAACTTGTTTCTCCATGTCTTTGACAAACCGAATATAGTGGTTTCGGAATAAATTGTTCAAGAGAGAACCGGTCAGTTCAATCCGTTTATTTAAATAGGAATCGCGGTCGTCGGTAGGATTCCAGCCCAATGCCGTGCGAATAAGCCGATTCGCCATGTACCCGAGCAAATACAGTTTTTGTTCCATGGATTTGCAATGAGGGAAGAAATCGTTTTGAAACAATTCCAAGGTATAGTCTTTCTTCTTCATCGGACCGGGACCCTTTTCAGTGAGATACGGATTATACGCAACCATGGACATGACGTGTTCAAATGCGTCTTCTTGAATCGTGTCCTTGTCTTTCAAGAAAGGCTTTGCGTCTTCTATAGAAGCTTCAAGATACTCCAATAGTTTTGCGTTCTTCGATTCTCCCACATGCAATAAAATGTACTCACAGATGAGTTTATCGGAAAGGACACCCAGTGCGCGAAATAGAACGAACAACTCTATATGCCGTTTCTGTTTCATCCTTGGAATGGTCACGTAGATCCCGTTACCATAAATATTGGACTTGGACGATATCATCATCTCCACTTGCTTAGGGGAAATGCATTTGGTGTCTGGAACAGATTTAAACTCTGCCACGTATAGCCATTTCGGGGTATTTTTCCCACCGAAGACGTAGACGCGGTTCTCTGCCGCGCGTTCCTGCGATAGGACGGTTTTCTCGGATCCCTTAATAATGAAATATCCTCCACAATCCATACTGCACTCGCCGGTGACGTTTTTGAAAGAAGTGTTGGTGTATTGTGGAAGAACGCAGATGGAAGATTTCAACATGACTGGCATTCCGCAGAGTTTGATTTTGGGCATAATTTTTTTCGTGATTTTGATTTCGTTTTGTTCATTGCGGACGATATATTCAATATGTAAATCTACAATGGCGTTAGAAGCATATGTAAAGTTGCGAATACGAGCTTCTTGTGGGAGCATGATTTTGGTCGCGCCGTTGTTTTCATGTATTTGGGGATGCTGGAATCGGAGATTCTTCAGATACAATTTGACGACCAATCCGAACGAGTTTGTTTTTTCGTCAAAATCGTTGTCCGATTTGATGGTGATGGGGTTGAACATTTCGATGGTACGCAACATCTGGAAGTTGACGAAATGGTTATATGATTCCAACTGATGCCGCGCCAGTCGTTCCAAGGGTTTCCCCTCAAAATAAGAAGAAAGTATATCGAATGGATCGTGCGTATAATCTCCCAAATGGTCCAATAGAAGTTTGACTTCCGAGTCGTCTTCCACGGGAGAGTCTTTCGCCGCTTCCTTCAACATATTTTTGATCTCGTCGTTGTGTGACATATTGTGTTGTGTATTAATAATAATAAATATAACTACAAGTATACGATTCAATTTTTTATACTTATTTTCAGAAAACATATAAATGTTACACCTGTAGTATAATAATAACATGACCTTTATTATTGATACAAACGAGACATATATTGCAGAATTACAGACAATTGAAAGTAAAGCAGTATTGGTGAACGAAACAGATACGGACTATGTCATATTGAATTGTGACAATCGTGTATTTGTTAGTGACAACGAGTCTGTTCGTGGACGAATCAATGCGTTGGTGTTAGAGGACGATACTCGTAAAATTCTCGCGATCGGTCCGACAAAACCATATACGTTGGAGACGTTTAAAACGATGTATGGTTTGAATACAACGATCGAAGTGACGGAAATGGTGGAGGGGTTGTTTTTCCAGTTGTTTTGGGACGAACGGATCCATAAATGGGAAATCGGAACGCATAACGGGATTTTCGGGAATTATTCATATTACAGAATGCCTCATATCAAGGCGATGACGTATCGGACGATGATATGCCAGGCAATGGGAAATATAGAAGATCTGAATGACTGGAAAGGGTTTGAGTATATGGACAAGAAAACGTGTTATCATTTCGTACTGCAACATCCCGATAACCATCTTGTTTTTAAAATAGATAAACCAGCTATCTATCTCATTGGCGCATTTGAAATGCATGTGAATAACGTGAAAAACCAGATCCGATATGTTCCGTCTGAAGAGTATGGGAAAGTATTCCCCGTGGATTTGGTATTACTGCCGAAAGTTCTGTTTGACGAAGAAGTAAAATACGAGGATATCATAGAAAAATATGCCTCTATTCAAGAACCGAATACAAGGATGGGTATTGTAATAAAACATTCCAAGACGGGTGATAGTGTCATTGCGATGAATCCAGCTTACGAAGAACTACAACGAATCAGAGGCACACATCCGAATATTCTATATCACTATTTATGCATGAAACGAATAAAAAAGACGGACGAGTTTTTGCGCTTATTTCCGCAATACCATGAGTTTTTTGTGAGGTTTGATGATTTATACGGATCTTTGGTGACGAAACTGCATCAGAGTTATGTAGACTATTTCGTATTGAAACGAAAAACGGTTATCCATAAAAAATACTTTTATCATATTCAACAATTACACCGAACTGTTTTTATCCCATCTTTGAGGGAAGGCGAAACGAAAGTGATCGTAAAGAAGAACGTGGTGCGGAAATATGTGGAAGGTTTGGAACCAGGACATATCTTGCATATCTTGCAACATGAATTGTATTTGATGGAAGAAAAGAAATAATATTTTTAGTTTTAATACATAAAATTAAAAATAAAATTAATTCAAAGGCACGTCTTCGTAGTACTTCTCGCATAGCCTTGTAACGAGCTGAAAATGTTTGAGACAATGTCCTCGGTTCACGTCGTCCATCTGTTTTAAAGGTTCTCTCAAAGAAGTATTAATCACTCGTATAATTTCGTCTCCGTTTGGCAACAATCTCAAATCATCGGAATAATCCTTTTCAAAAAAGAAAGTAAGATCTCCTTCTGATATTTTATCGTTGTATGGAGTCCATATGAACGAATGCCAAATCTTGACTAATAATTTGGGGTTTGCCCGTTTAATGGTTTCAAAATAATCCCTGGAGTTTATAATATGGTGATTTTCTGGAAAAATACGAATCACGTCGTCCAAGAATTCAAAAAACGTCTTATTGAACGCTTTCAAAATGAGCGAGTTTGCCGAATTCATTCTATATAGTAATAGAAATTAATATATATATATGTTTTGTATAATAAATTTATTGTGGCAAGAACGGAGTTTGATTGGTATCTTGTCTCGTTTTGAAAATATCGTCCGACCGCATTTGGGCGAGAGAGTCTATAGTCACGTCTTGAGAAAGCTTGTTCGGTTTATAGGTTTCAGGCGGTGTTTGGATTTTGAACGTATGTCCGTCAGCAGACACGTAGTGGTGCATGTTTCGAAACCGTCCGGATCCTTTCGCACTCAACTCTTCTGGTGATGCGCCATACATGGTGAATCCTTCCGAAACGACATCACGTGCACCAAGAGAAAAAGACAATGGCTCCCCATTACCTTGCGTAGCGAAATCATTGGATTCTGCGATGTGAGATTTGAATTTCTCCGTGATCTTATTGTTTCCCATAAGAACATGATAGTTTTCCTTCAGCAGCATTAACGCGGGTACAGCGTGTATATTGGGCGGCAATAAAATAGAGGTGCCATTTTCCATCATAATTTGTACCTGACCGCTATGTGGGTTCACTTTGCGTTTATCAACACATATACAATTCAAAGATTTGACGATATCATGTTTCACTAAAAACGCCAGGACGTTCTTGGAATGTTTGCAATAATTACTATAATACAATATATCCATGTTTTGTATTATACAAGAAAAAATATAAGTTGGAATAAACCAATAACAATTAAACACTATTCACGCACATAGAGTATAGCAATCTGTTTTGGAGATAAATGAGGAATGACATAAATAGGGAATAAGCAATGAAAAACATTTCCGTAACTGATAGCTTCTTAGAGCCATTTACGATCCCAACTACTGCACCAACGAGAGCAACTGCGAATGAGAAAAAACCAAGAACCGCGAAAACATAAAACAATAGACAATACTGCTTGTCTAAAGGCCCGAAAATATAGTTTTCAAGAGATCCACCAGAATTCATGCTTTATATAATTTAAAAAGAAAAGAAAAAAGAATCCGGTTTTGCCTAAACCCTCACTATTGGTTTTTGGTCAGTGATCCCGAACACATGGAATATAAAATACGAGACTGTAAGTAGAAAACAAAATAAAAAAACATAATCATGACCGCTTTTAAGAAGAATTCAAACCCGACTTGATGGCTAAGTCCGTATAAAAGCATAAAGAAGGAACCTATAAAAAATACAAATCCAAACACAGTCAAAACCAAAAAGAAATTACAATAGTATGATTGATCCAGCGGTCCGAATAAATACGTTTGTAAATTGTCCTCCATCATATTATCATAAGTCAATATTTTAAATTTATGAAGTTAAAGATTAATATTCCTTTATAAGATATAGAAAGAATGGACGATTCAACAATTTGGAAGTTGCTTGATATATATTTCAAGGACAACTCACATGCTTTAGTGAGACACCATCTTGATTCTTACAATCAATTCTTTACGAAGGATTTATACCAATTATTCAAGGAGATGAACCCTTTGAAAATAGAAGTGGACTATGACGACGAAATCCAAGAATTTCGGTCTAAATGTCTCATGTACATCGGCGGCAAAGACGGGTCTCTCATCTATTTGGGAAAACCGATCGTCTATGATCCGAAAAACAGTCACTATATGTTTCCAAACGAATGTCGTTTACGTAATATGACATATGCGACCACTGTGCATTTCGACGTGGAAGTAGAATATGAGCGGATATTGAGAGAAGACGATATACCGACCAGATTGGACGAGAAAGGATATGCACTTTTTGATATCGACGGCGGCGAAGAGCAAAAAGAAGACGCAGGAAAGTTGTTGAAGAAAAACTATACGCCATCCGAATTCGCAGAACTGAGACAAAACGCGACGAATAATATGCGTGGCAATGTCCAAATGGTGAAGATGTTATTGGAGAAAATATATTTCGGCAAATTTCCTATCATGGTCCAATCGGAATTATGCGTATTGCACAAAATGCCTCGGGAAATGAGATTTGCCATGGGTGAATGTAAAAACGATTTAGGTGGATACTTTATCATTGATGGAAAGGAGAAAGTGGTGATTCCACAGGAAGGATTCGGAGATAATATGATCAACGTCTCTAAATCAAAAGACGATAAATATTTATTCACCGTAGATGTCAAATCCGTCAGTGAAAATGTCTCAAAACCAGTCCGTACACTTTCCATCCGCATTTTAGCTCCTACGAAAAAGATGGTGAATAAAAACATTGGAGTATTTATTCCGAATGCAGGTGACAAACCCATTCCCTTATTCATCGTGTTTAGGGCACTTGGTATATTGACCGATAAAGAAATCATATCGTTTTGTACCTTGCAGAATGCAGAGCAGACCCCCGTAGCATTTATGCCATACATTGATTCGTGCATTCATAACGCATCCGCCATTGTAACCCAGTATGATGCAATCACATTTATTTCATTGCTTGTGAAGGGTCGTTCCGTTACGCGAACAATGCGTATTTTGGCGGATTATTTTTTGCCACATATTGGAGAGGTGAATTTTTTGGAAAAGGCATATTATCTGGGGTATCTTGTGAATCGGCTTATAGA